AGCTGAAATAATAACGGTGGATGAGAGTGATCTCATCTCCCGGGAATTCGTTTCGTCCGGAGGCTAGGTGGTAAGTTTCCTCTTTGAGGCGATTGCGCGTGTCAAAGAGGGTTAGACTGGCAGTGGCTTTGTGGTATTGGCTTTGTCTTTCGGTTTCTAAAAGGCTCATCAACCCTTGTTGGCTAACAGTGGTTGCGAAAGGGCTACCATTGTCGGCAACGTGGTGGAGAATGCTATCGCCGATGGTTTCGGACAGCACAGAAAAAGCGCCTTGGTTGACAACCAACCGCTTGATGGGGTTGCTGCGAAATGCGAACCAACCTACCGGCCCCCAAATGGTGGAAATAGGAGTCGCAGCGACGACAACCCTGAGAGGGTCAAGACGGATGGTGTCGACATGGTATAAGACGGCTCCAAACCAATGCATGACATACGCGGTGTCCTTGCGATAGTCCCAAAGTTGGTGGTGGTAATTGGCGTACCCATCTACAACCATGTCGAAATTGTTACCAACAAACCGATAACTGATGTCACCACCTACTGTGCCGCCAGGTCGAATCGGGCAAACAGTGGCGATGAGAACTTGTGGCCATCAAGGTAGCTGTTTATATCGTCCTCATGGTAGTCTGAGTCCTTAAACAGCACGACGTCTGTGGCGCCTAACTTATCGAACTGGTATTCAGAGCGGGTGTCCACGTCCCAATAGGCCAACCGTTGCCCTTTCTTGGTGGATGCTTGATCACCCTTGCTCATACTGATGGTATACGATTGGCTACCGCTGTGTCCAACGACATCGTCTATCCAATCGTGAATTACGGTCCGGGTTAACGCGGCGTTGGCGTGCGAATGCCATCCAAACTGAGGCTGTCGACGGGCTTCCAGCAGAGCCGAGGCTTTTTCCTGGAAGGCGCGTCTCAAGAAGTCACTATGTCTGGTACTACACGCGAACACCACTCTTGATTTGACGCGGTGGTATGCCTTGGCGAAGAAGCCGGGCCTAACCAGGTTGATAAGTCTAACGGCCCCATAGCCGGTGACAGTAACCAAGAGGAAAGGCGCATAGCGTCCCCGCGAGACAACCACGGCGCCAGTGGGGACCCGGATAGCCTCCAACACCTTGAGGCCAATCCAGGAAAGCTCACTGGTCAAGACACTAAACATTGGTAA